TCTTAAATATGTAAGAAAATTTGATAACGCTATTGATATTGGAACATGGATCGGAGACTCGACTATCGCTATGTCGACCAAATTTAAAAATGTTTTAGGTTTCGAAGCTAATCAAGAAATGTTTGAGTGTTGTAATAAAAATTTAGAAATTCGCAATATCAGAAATTGCAAAATTGAAAATGTTGGTATCAGTAATAAAAATGGTATTCAAAATTTTGTAAATAACAATTTTAGCGCATGGGTATCAACATTAGAAGAAAAAGATTTAGCAGATCAGATTACAATAAAAGTGAATACTATTAAATTAGATGATCTAAATCTTAAAGATATTGATTTTGTTAAAATTGATGTAGACAGTCACGAAGGATATTTATTAGATGGAGCCACAGAGTTTCTTAAAAATAACTCCCCTGTTATTTTAATTGAAAATAAAGTAAGAGTACACACTCGACAAAATAGCACTATGCCTGATCCAGAAAAACTTTTAAATTCGTTAGGGTATAAGAACATACAAAAAGTAGGAAAAGCAGATTTCATTTTTATAAAACCTGATGAGTAATGTACATTTTTTAACTAGTAAATTTTCAGAAAGAAGAGCAAGCCATCGTCTGCGAGGAAGATTAATTTCTGAAGAATTAAAAAAAAGAAATATTAGTTCTACTATAGGAACTAATACAACACATCTTAAAGAAAATGATATCGCAGTATGGATTAAATTTTCTCAATTAGAAAACATATTAGAATCTAAAAGAAAAAAAGCTATTACTGTATTTGACATATGTGATAACAAATTTGACGAAGATGATGCACTACTACCGTGTGCAATAGAAGCGGATTATATTACCTGTAACAGTCGTACAATGGCTGATGAAATACTAAACAGAACTGGAAAAATAGCTACTGTTATCCCTGATCCTGTAGAACGCCCTGTATTAACTCCAGAATTTTCACCAGGAAAAACAATAAAAATTTTATGGTTTGGTAGCAATAGTAGTTTAGGGTATGTTAACTGGACGGAAATTTGGTCTTTTCTTGAAAGAAATATTGGACGATACAAATTATCTATTGTAACAGGAAAGGCTAAAAGATTTGAGGAAAAAACAAGACAGAGATTAAAAAACCCTGATCATCAGTTTGTTAACATGGATAAAATTAATTTTGTAGAATGGAACTGGGAAACGCAAGGTCATTATTTGAAAGATACTGATATTGTATTAATTCCTGTAGAGGAAAATTACCGTACAATAACTAAAAGTTCTACACGTTTAATAGATTCTTTAATCAGTGGAAAATTTGTAATTACTAGCAGACTTCAAAGCTACGATGAATTCAAAGATTTTATTTGGACAAAAAACTATGCCAAAGGAATAGCATGGGCTTTAGATAAACATAATAGGAAACATATTCTAGAAATGATTTCAAATGGTCAAAAATATGTTGTTGAAAATTATTCTGTAGAAAAAATTACAGATAAATGGTGTAATTTTTTTAAAAGTATTAAACATGACTTTAACTGAAGAAATAATAAATTATCAACAAAAACAATTGCCTATAAGATTGCATCTAGGATGCGGACCGAATCTTTACGAAGGATGGATAAATGTAGATGGAGACTACTGCATAGGGCAATCTGGTATAACTATACATAATCTAACAGATCAATATCCTATACCTAACGACACCGTAGACGAAATCCTCAGTGTTCATGTGATAGAACATATCATGCCAAATCAAGTTCCTGGCATGTTAAAAGAATGGTATAGAATTTTAAAACCAGGAGGATCAGTAGCCACAGAATGGCCAGATCTATTAAAAATGTGTAAGTTTATAGTATCCGATCCTAGTAGAATTTACAGTGATAATAAAAAAATATTAAAGCAAGGTGTTGCAGGAATATTTGGTAATATAGGAAAATATCAAAACGTTGCAATGCTGCATAAATGGGGATACAGCGCAGATAGTTTAAGTAAACTATTGAAGGATACAGGATTTAGTAAAACAGTAGTTGAACCAAATAAATATCCTAAAACTGCAATGTGTAGTAGAGTGGTAGCATATAAATGACAAAAATTTACGAAAGCCCAGATAAAGGGAAAACTGTTTACGAAAGAGAGTTTGGCAAAGAAAAAAGAACAATCATTCAATCTTCAGGTATAGAAGATTTACAAGATCACATTCTTTGGAATGAAATTAGATTGGCAGCAAAAACAAATCCTGCTTTACAAAAAGCTGTTTCCCGAGTAAAAATGATATACAGACTCAGCATCGATGATCCAAAATAATCATTTATTTAAAAAGTTTATATTAAAATCTAAAACGATTATTAAGTTTTCTCGACATATAAACTTGTATGACCAGTGGATAACCATCGACGGGTTTGATATGCTCGAAATGAGAAAAGGCATTTGGTCAAAAGAATCTTTATTAAAAACTATTAATGAAGCGTATCCTATTAAAACTTGCATGATAATACGTATGGCTCCAAATACATCGTACAATTGGCACAAAGACTTTTATAGGGGCGTAACCATTAATATGCTTATCGAACATTCGAATAGCCATTGCTTATTTGGAGATGTGGTTGATAGATTCAATGATAATATAACAGAACTGAATTATGAAGTAGGCCATTTTTATCTGTTTAATACTCAGCATCGACATTGTGTAATTAATTTTGAAAAACCAAGATATCTTTTTAGCACAGTTTTTGAACAGGAAAAAGATGACTTATCCTATCAAGATGTGTATAATTGGTGTTTAAGTCAAGGACTGATTTATGAGTGATAAAATTGAATTAAAAGAAAAATTGGCAGCAGTAGATTTAAATGTAAAGTCTTTATGGGATGACATAAATGACGATCAAAAAAAAGCATTAAAAAGCGAATTTTTCATCTTAAACAGATATATCAGTAATGTTAAAATTAATGACAGAAATATACAAGAACACTATCTATTAACTGTCAATGAATATTTTAATAAACATTGGAATGTTTTGCAAAAGCATCCAAAATTGCTTTGGCAATTACTATGCATGTGTAGTCATGAATCAAAAAAGATTTTTTATCATGAATGGATAGGATTTAAACGAAAGAAAAATTCTAATAGTAAAATATATAAATTCTTATTAGATGTTCACCCAACTAAAAAAATTGACGAATTAGAATTACTTGCTACACTAACTACCGAAAAAGAATGTATAGAACAAGCAAAATTGTTTGGGTATAGTGATAAACAAATTAAAGACTATTTTAAATGATAGCAGAAATCTTGCAAGAATTTGTTTGTGTACATTGTCGAACAAAGTTTACTAAAGAAAAGACTTTGATAGTACATATGTGCGAGCAAAAAAGAAGACATCTTGCACAGAATGAAAAACATGTAGTTATGGGATTTTATACCTTTAACAAATTCTATGAAATCGCTCAAAAATCTACAGAATCAAAAACTTATTCAGAATTCTCAAAAAGTCCGTATTATAATGCATTTGTTAAATTTGGCAGTTTTGTTTCAAACATAAATCCGTTATATCCAAATAAATTTATAGAATGGATAGTTAAGAGCGGAGTTAAAATCGATCATTGGTGCAGAGACGAACTCTATGAAAAATACATTGTAAATCTAATACAAACAGAATCTGTAGAAACTGCATTAGAAAGATCAATCAAACATATGAGCTTATGGGCTGAAAAGAATAACAGTATGTGGAATCATTATTTTAATTATGTTAGCACAAATAGAGCCATGTTTGATATTAAAGATGGAAAAGTAAGTCCTTGGCTAATTTTAAATTCAAATTCAGGTAAAAAACTTTTAGATCAGCTAGACGATACTCAGCTATCTGCCATAAGTAATATTATAGACCCTATATTTTGGTCTAAAAAATTTAAAAGTTCTAAGCAAGATATAGAGCTGGTAAAACAGGTGATTAAGGAGGCTGGACTATGACCTACGTTGTTTCAGGAAGCACTAACACAGAATTATCCATGCAAGTTTTAGTGAACGAAAAAGACGATTCAATCTATGTGAAATTAGAAGGTTTTGAAAACATAGACGAGGCAACTGACTATGCAGAATTTTTATCAAAAAATTTACCTTTACTTTTATTTGAAACTGAAGTTATACAATAATGCCTGATATCGATATAGACTTTGCAGATCGTGAATTAGCTCTTAAACATATTAAACATATTAGAGCTAGTCGATTACAAAATGATTTGTTAGTACCACATAATACCGGTATCTATGTGCAACCTATACCCTCTAATCCTATAACAAATCTATCAAACATTGATTATAAAACTGCGGAAGAACGAGGATATTTTAAAATAGACTTGCTAAATGTTAGTGTTTACAAAGATGTAAAAAACGAAGAACATTTAAAAAAATTGATGGAGACGGAACCATTATGGGATCTTCTAGAACAAGACGAGTTCATCGACTTACTCTTTCACGTAAACGGGCATGGTTCTATATTACGTCAAATGAAACCAATAACGATAGAACAATTAGCAGCAGTATTAGCAGTGATACGACCAGCGAAGAGATACCTAGTTGGAGAGCCATGGTCGACGATCTTAGAAGAGGTTTGGAAAAAACCAGAAAATGATGAATATTATTTTAAAAAGGCGCATGCCATAGCTTATGCTCAGGCAATTGTAGTACAAATGAACTTAATATGTGAAAAAGTAAGTTATGAATTTAGTTAACGTTTTGGGGCTCTTACTAACTGAACACTTTTTCTTTTAACTCGTTTTATAGTTAAATTTAATAAATTCACTACTGGCCCGAGCATTATTCTGACATCTTTGCTATTAAAGGTTTTAATAGCGTATCGATAAGGTTCTATTTCCTTTCTAAGAAATATGTTTATAGGAACCTGTCTGTTAGATTCCCACCACCAAATTTCTCCGATCTCTAATAATCCAGCTTTATCTTCAGCAGTTTTTAACATGCTCAAATCAAAAAAACTAGTTACGTATTGATCTTGATTTATTATAATCCCAACGTATTCGCTTTCTCCATAATGAAGCACAGAAATAAAGGGTAATTGTTCTTGTATGTTTTCTCTTAATTTCGCCATAAATACAGTTAAGATGCAAAAAATTTCAAGTTATTTATATTCAAATAGAATTTCGGTAGTTGCCGATTTGGCGTCATATCCTGTGGAGTATAGACCTGTGTACCAACGAAGAATAAAATTGTACAAAGGCGTGAAAAACGTCGTGGAATTTGACGTGCGAAATGCTGATCAAAAACGTATATCAATTACAAATTATAATCTGAAATGTGTTATTTTAGATCATTACAATACCGAAGTTTTAACAGTCGACGTAGAGCCTGTAATTAACACTACAGGACTAGCTACTATGACAATTTATGCAGAACAAATTGATTATATAAAGCCTCAGTTCTTAAAATTTAGCCTTTACATTTTAAACGATGACGGTACAAAAACACTGCTATACGGAGATAGTCAGTTTGGCGCTACTGGTATAATTGATTTACTGAATGGTGTTGTACCAGAATCTGTTCCTGCTCAAATTATAGACAAATTCATATACCTAATCGACGATTCAGTAAACCCAGATATAACCACTTATTACAGTTCGTCTGTAGAAGTTAATCCAAGAAATGATGTCAATGACACGCATCAAATTAAATTAGAATTTCGATTAACTAACTTCGATGCTGAAGTAACTGTACAAATAACTACCGATGCAGTAGTTAGTGCAGCAACTAATTGGTCAGATTTAGAAACTTTTAATATCAATAATTCTACTGATGTTGTTAGTAAAGTGTATAATGAAATAACCGATTACAGTAATAATATAAGTTGGTTAAGAATTAAATATCTTCCGGATACAGCGAACACCGGATCTATTGACAAAATATTAGTAATATCGTAAAATATATCTATGAGTCTAGTCATAGATACAATCAGCTTACACTTGCCTTCTAGAAGAAAAAAGACTCCCAGCGGATGGATAAGTTTTAATGCTGTCTGCTGTCATCATAACGGTACTTCCTCTGATACTAGACAGCGTGGAGGTATGATGATTAATGAAGGAGTTAGCTATCATTGTTTTAACTGCGGATTTAAAACTAGTTGGCAACCTGGAAGAATAGTAACTACAAAATTTCGAAAATTGATGCGCTGGTTAAATGTACCAGACGATTTAATTTCAAAATGCAGTTTAGAAGCACTTAGATTAAAAGAAAATTCGGATTACAAATCAAAATTCGACATTCTACCAAAATTTATTGATAAAATATTACCTCCTGATAGTGTAAAAATAGGAGAAGCAGAGTATCACGATGATATGAATTTAGCGATAGAATATATTGCTAATCGAGGATTTTATCTCGATGATTACGAATGGTATTGGAGCCCTGCATATCCTAATAGATTAATTGTTCCTTTTTACTTTAATAAAAATTTAGTAGGGTTTACGGCTAGGCTGTTGCGTGATGGTAAACCTAAATACATTTCGGAACAACAACCAGGATATGTGTTTAATTTTGATAATCAAAAAGAAAATCGTAAATATGTAATAGTGTGCGAAGGACCGTTTGATGCAATTAGTATCGACGGCGTAGCAATACTAGGTAGTGAAATAAGTGATCAACAAAAAACTCTAATTAATCAACTTAAAAGAGAAGTAATTATTTTACCAGACAGAGATTCAGCTGGAAAAAAGTTAGTAGATCAAGCAATAGAAAATAATTGGAGTGTAAGTTTTCCTAACTGGGATCCGGATATTAAAGATGCTAACGAAGCATTATTAAAGTACGGAAGACTAGCAACATTATACAGTATAATTCGATCTAAAGAAACTTCAGGATTGAAGATAAAACTGCTATCAAAAAAATGGTTTGAGGCTTAATATGAAAAAAATTTTAGAAATCTTAATGTATCCGTATAATAGATACTTAGAACATCGTAAATGGAAAAAACGTTTACAAGAACTAAAAGCAAGAGATCCTTTTATCTATAAGTAGGCCAATTATGATTGTATGGGGTATTAATGCACTAAACCACGATGCTAGCATATGTGTGTTCAGAGACAACGAACCTGTATGGCATAGAAGAAGTAGCGACTTTACACACATACAAGGAGATCATTATCTAAATCAAGAAATTATACATCATGCTATAACAATATACGGAGAACCTGAAACTGTATATTGGTATGAACGTCCATTTTTAAAAAAACTACGTCAACTAACAGCAGGACAATATAAAGAAGCATTTAGTATTGACAATATACCTAGTGTATATCTTAGAAAATTTAATATTGACTGCCCTATAATCTATACACCACACCATCATAGTCATGCTGCCGCAGGGTATTATACTAGTAATTTTAATAGAGCAGCCGTGGTCGTTGTAGATGCTATAGGAGAATTTGAAACTATAAGCATATGGAGTGGGCATGGCAGGAATTTAGAAAAATTGTGGAGCGAAAGCTATCCAAATAGTTTAGGTATATTCTATAGTGCCTTTACAGATTTGATTGGACTTAGACCCGCTGCACAAGAACATTTTTTACAAAAATTAAGCGATAAGGGTAATCCATTTATATACTATGATACTGTGCTAGACTATTTTAAAAAACCAGCAGTGCTAAAATATAATCTACATAAAGGTGTATATAATTGGCCTTTTGACTATAACTTAACTGATCAAGATAAATGCGATATCGCCGCCGCAGTTCAAAAAGTATTTGAAGAACAAATGGATTACATAATGGTTAAAGCTAGAAATTTAACTAATTTTAGAAATCTTGTTTATATGGGCGGCTGTGCATACAATAGTAAATTTAATCGACAACTAAGACACCAATGGAGAGGCATTTGGAGTTTACCTTGGCCAGGCGATGCTAGTAGTGCAATTGGAGCAGTATTGGCACATACTAAAAATCATGTAAATTATCAAACAAACGAAGATACTAAACACATAGAGATAAAATATAATAAAATATGACTACAAGACAAAACGCAGACTACGGATATGATATACAACATCTTTACTTAGAAATGATGTTGAATGATGCAGAAACTTTTGTAAGATGCCAAAGCATTTTTCATCATGAGTTGTTTGATAGAAAATTACAAAACACTGCTAAATTTATTAACGATTATGTATCAGAGCATAGCGTACTACCTACATATGAAATAGTAAATGCGGCTACAAAATCTGATTTAAAATCTCCAGGAGATTTGAAAGAAGAACACTACGATTGGCTGTTACAAGACTTTGAAACTTTTATTAGACATAAAGGATTAGAACAGGCTATTTTAAAAAGTGCTGACTTGTTAGAAAAAGGAGAATATGGCCCAGTAGAAGAATTAGTCAAGCAGGCAGTGCAAGTAGGACTAACTAAAGACATGGGCACTGACTACTTTGAAGATCCGAGAAGTAGACTAATGCGAATAAAAGATAAAAATGGACAAATGACTACAGGTTGGCAAACTGTGGATAAAAGATTGTTCGGAGGTATGAATCGAGGCGAATTGAATATCTTTGCTGGCGGATCAGGTGCAGGTAAAAGTTTATTCTTAGCTAATCTTGGAGTTAACTGGGCACTACAAGGAATGAATGTAGTATATCTTACATTAGAACTTAGTGAGGAATTGGTCAGTATGCGTATTGATAGCATGATTACTGAAATACCTACTAGAGATATTTTTAAAAATATTGATGATGTTGAAATGAAAGTTAAGGTCATTGGAAAAAAATCTGGAACGTATCAAGTCAAATACATGCCCAGCGGCAAAACAGCCAATGATATAAGAAGTTATCTTAAAGAATATGAAATCAAACTAGGACGTAAGGTAGATGTACTGCTAGTCGATTATCTAGACTTGTTGATGCCTCAAAGTAGAAAAATTTCAGCAGAAAACTTATTTGTCAAAGACAAGTATGTCAGCGAAGAGCTGCGTAACTTGGCTATGGAGAAACAGTGTGTGCTGGTCACAGCGGCACAGTTGAATCGAGGTGCAGTAGAAGAAGTAGAATACGATCACAGTCATATTTCAGGCGGACTTAGTAAGATCCAGACAGCGGATAATGTGTTTGGTATCTTTACCAGTCGTGCTATGCGTGAACGCGGTAAGTATCAAATTCAATTAATGAAAACTCGTAGCAGCAGTGGTGTAGGTATGAAAATTGACTTAGACTTTGATATTGATACATTGAGAATTACTGACCCAGGTGAAGAAGGGCAAACAGAGGCAGATACCACTAGCCGTAGCAGTCAAATATTGAACAACTTACAAAGAAATAGTACAGTTAATTCTGATCCTACTGAAGGTATCAGTGTGTCTGTTAGTAAAGTACAGGTCGAAAGCAGTAAATTAAGACAACTATTGAGTAATCTGCCAACTGACCCATGACACTATAAATAATAGTGTATGATTGAACCTGAGTACTATTCAGCTTGGTTTGATATCATAGACCAAGCTAAACATCGTCATGGTTGGCCTATACCTACTTATATAGAACAATATATGAGTGCGGTATTAGCAAACTATACTGATAAACCTGACTGGCAACCTCAGCCTAGTTGGGCTGAAACACTATTATCTATTCAAACAGCTCATGCAGCTAAGGTATTAGGAGATCAAGCACTGTTTGCAGCCGCAGTGTTTCCTAATATGCTAGAACGACGTGGCATCAATCAAGATTACTTTTATCAAATAGGCAAAGCCAGCTATAGCCACGCAGAACAGATCAACTATCATTTATTCAATACGCTGAGCCGTAATTTTGAATTTTTAGCCGAATGCATGAATTACAGTGTACAAAACAGTCCTAGAATGACACCATGGTACCCTAAAGATAGCTCCTCCAAGTAAATACTACTGAGCGAACAATTTGGAGCGAACCATGCGGAGATCTAGATCTTGGATCCGCTAACCCTTTTTGCCCTGGCCAACGGAGCAGTCCAGGCGGTCAAAAAAGGGTGCGAACTATATAAAGAAATTAAAGGTGCTGCTGGGGATGTCAAAGATATCCTTAAAGACCTTGACGACCAATTCGCCAATAAATTCAAGGATCGTCAACCTACTGTGGCTGAACGTAATCAGTTTATCACAGAAAAAAATCGCATAATAGAACTGAACAAAAAGGGTGGCGAAACTACTAACATCTATACAGAAATTGGCCAACATCTTGGAACATATTTTGACAACTATTATAAATGTCTAGCAGTATTTGAAGAAGAAGAACGTCGCAGCAGAACTGAAGTATATCACGGCGAAGACAGTTTAGGTAAACGTGCATTAATGCGAGTATTACTTAAAAAACAACTAGAACACATGAGCGCAGAATTGCGTGAAATTATGGTCTATCAAAGTCCACCAGAATTAGGTCCATTGTATCTTGATGTCGAAGAGATGATGAAGAAAGTGGGCAAAGAACAAAGTATTGTCATTGCTGCAGAGATGCGACGAACAGCAGAACAAAAGAAGATTCGGGCACGTCGCAAAAAACGCATACAATATAAAATACTGTGCTGGTCTAGCAGTACTGTGGCTATATTATATCTTATTTGGTTAATATGGGCTGTGGTACAAATACGCATGGAACACCAACCTGAATTAGGCACTTGTTTAGTACCTAAGGGTACGTGGCCCTATGAACACTATAATAATTTACGTTGGGTGGACTGCGAACCTAAGTAAATAAAATAGACTTAGAAAGGATCACTATGACTACTGATAACGACGACCCTGACAAGGCCCTAGCTAATATGAAGAAAGAAATGGCTAAGAAAAAGCCTAAATTGGCAGTACCGGCTGAATTCCTGGACAATGCCAAAAGCTATGACGATAAACTTACACTAGTAAAAATACTCAGCGAAAAAGAAAAAAGTCGTGTAGTATTAATGTTTAAAAAAATGATACAGTCAGGTATAGCAGAATCTAACAGAAAAAAAGGACTAAAATAATGTTTGATCTAATAAATTTATTTCTCCTACTTATAGTGATAGCAGTTATAGTCGTTATGTTAAAAAATACAGATTACGGTAATCACGATTAAATATACACATGCGAATTATAGAAATACTACAAGAATACGATACTACTGATCAAAAGATAAGATATCGTAAACCTAGCTTTGACTTTGATGCCCTTAAAGACAAACAAGAACGCGACAATGACAGCGAACTTAACAAAGGCGTACAACCAGGCTGGTACAGTGGCGGACAAACTAATCCCCGCGATCCACACGAATTTATTAAGAAACCACATCTTACTGCTAAACTGGATAAAGATGCTTACTATAAGTACGTTATGGAAATACGTGACTTAAAACAGCAGGGCTATCACAATCCATTCTTTCCACAGGTCTATAACATAGACATTACACAAGATCCTAAGGGTAATCAACGTCCACGTTATCGTATAGAAAAACTACAGCAGGGCGATAGCTTTCCAGCTAGAACACTTATTGGCATGTACGAACGTTTGTTCAACGACGAATTCAATATGCGTTATCTAGAAGGAACTACTAACAAATCATATGCAGTATGGAGAGAAATATCCAATCAAATTAATCGTGCTGTAGAACGCAGTAACTACACAAACATACGTGATGATCAACTTAAAGAAGCACTGTTGTTGATTGATAAAATTATACAGGAAAACCCAGACTGGAATGTGGATCTGCACGTGAACAATATACGTGTGCGTGGCAGTAGTGTAGGACCACAACTGGTCTTGATGGATCCAATTAGTGATGGCGGTGCTAGTATTCCTGATTATGATGAGATTAAATCTGGACCACGTACTAATAAAATGATGCCGCCTGCACCACCTGCGGATACTCCAAAGAAAAAAACTGGTCTAGGCACATTGTTAAAGCGCAAACTAGACCAGAAAGATCAAGACAGTCCAGCGTGAATACCTGCAGGGCAACCGCGCTAGATACTCTAACGCGAAGCGTCAGCGCAGCCGCAAAAGATTTTTAACAACCCATAAATAACAATTTAAGGAGCACAACCATGCTCAAAACACTTATACTTACAGTGGCACTGAACGCTGCTGAACTGCCTAGAGAAGAACTGGAAGTACTGTATTGGCACTGCGATACTGAATTCATGAAAGGCGAATTGGGCGGACAAGACATGTGGAGTTGTCTAAGTATCACAGAAGAATTCCAAAAATATTTTGAAAGTAGAGACGATTTTCTTATATATTGGAATGACCGTAAATTGGGCGAATGGGAGCAGCGTGGATATCGTCCAGGTGCAGAGTTCTACTAATGACAGTATGGATACTGTGGGTATTGGTCATAGCCGATGGTGAATGGCGTGCTTGGGAACATGAGTATACTACTCATGCTGCTTGCGAAGAAGTACGTAAGGTCATTATACATCATAGAGAATTGCAAATACAAGCAGTGTGTAGAATTAAGGAATAAATATGCGTATATTAAATCAAAGAAAGAAGTAGAAATATGAAAAAATATTGGCATAAAATTACTGTACAACACTTAGAAGCTATACAGACTAAAACTAGAGAATTTATAAGTAAAACTAAAGATAGATATAATAGTACATTTCACATTTTCAAATGGCAAGAATTCACAGATGCAGTTCCAGAAATATTGACTGCATTTGATCATCTAGATATGAAGGTGATTATGGTCAGTGCTTATTTTATGAAAAATAACACACATGGTAGTCCACACAAAGATAGCACAGTGATACCCATAAGAGTTAATATACCTATATTGAACACTGCAAATACATGGACTACATTTTGGGAACCTAAACCAGAATATGTTGACCAAGGTGGAATTATGCTGCCTAATGGCTTGAAATATTACCCTTATAATCGTGACGATTTAGTTGAACAAACTCGATGTGAAATTACAGATGCTACTTTGATTAGGCCAATGGAAATACATAGTGTGGAATTTGCAGAAGATAACCCTACACCAAGAATAACATTAACTCTTTCGTTAGACCCTTTACCTTATAACTACTTTCCGGACATAGAGAATCAGATTAGTATACAGGATTTAACTAGTAAAGAATGGGGCGAAGAATCTAGTCATAAACGTGAATTTTTCCGATCAATGGTTCGACCAGGATACTTGTAAAAGAGTATCTGCACAATAAAAAAATAGTGCTGCGAAAATTTTTTACAGCTACTAAACGGGTACCTAGGGGTTAGTTTTTGGCAGCTGCGAAAATTTTTAAATAGCTACTATTTCCTTTCAAGGTGGTGATTTTGCATCGGTACGTGTTGCAAAAAAACAACAAAAAATCAAAATAATAAAGCCCCGACCCCCGATCTTTTCGAAATCTTTTTCTCAATCTCTCGATGAAAAAAAATCCCCAGAGCCGGGAGCGAATCGGACACTGGGGATCAAGTGGGCCACCTTGGCCCTTACCTAGTATGCTGGTTGGGAGCGAATCAACCGCGACGCATACAAGTAACCTCTGCTACACTTTGCCACTTATAGGGAAAGCTCTTACGCAAGTCCGCTATCTTAAGTACTGTACGCAGTGACAGTTCGCGTAGTTTCTTCTTGTTGTTGTCTATAAAGCTGATTAGCTCAGCTTGTTCTTCTTGACTAAACTCATACTCTAACAGCATGCCGTCTTCTATGATCTGTTCAATACGCAGCATCTTCTCGCGCTCTGTATCAATAGTCAGATCCAAGTAGTGGCAGCGTGACTCTAATGCTGCTAGGTGATCCTGTAGCTTCTTACTACGTACATTCTCAAACTTAATGTTAGTGATAAAGATAGCACCGCCCTTGAACTCAAAGCTATTAGGTGCGCCCTGGTCACGTAACAGTCTGCTGTCAGTGTTCCAGTGTATGGTACGCTTCTTAGAACTGTCTAGTGCAGCCTTTAGAATGTTAAGGCTTAGTTCATCTTGCAATACACTATCGCAGTCATCAAACACTAGGATACTCTTAGCGTCCTTGTACTCGTATAACTTTGAGTACAGACCCAGCGCACTCATAGCGCCTTTGACTACTTCATACTTCTTAAGCTTGCTGTTGTTAGCCACTGTGGCCATTAGGTCGTGTTTGCTTAGTACTTCTTCTACACCAAAGCTCTTGCCCACGCCTGGCGGACCCGTTACAATCATAGCACGTACATCACCCTTCTTTACAGCACGGGTCATGTCGTTCAGTATCTCAAAACGCTCACGCAGTCGCTCTTTGATCTGCTCGTCTGTTTCTTGTACAGACTTGTTCAGCTTAGGGATTTCAAAGTTCATTGTATGTTTCATTTCAGCTCCGCTCTGTTGATAAGTGTGTAATATTGCTACACACTATTGCTAGTGTGTAGTGTATATTATAACTTAGATAAAGCTGTCTGTCAATCTCTTATTAGCAATATCTTTGGCCATTTGAATGTCCATCTCTACTACTTCACGGTCCTTGCCGTAGATGTAGGCAATTTGTGCATCTGACAGATAGAATCCAAATGGGCCGCCTAGTGCTGCACGGCTCAGTGTGTTTGCTACGATTTCAACAACATTTTCATATGTACGCATGATTAGCCTCCAGTTACCAACATACCAAGAATAAAACCAAACCCAAAGATACAAGTGTATGTGACCCAACGATCACCCTGCTCAGGAGTAGGTGTTGGGATCGCATCAATCAAACGGATAATAAATTTAGTGTACATCTTCGCTCCTTTGTTTAACAGTATGTGTATATAATACAGTCTTATGCTGTTTCTGTCAACCGTTTTATGATTGATTTTACAATCTTTTTTGGGCTAGCACCTGCGGGTACGATCATCCAGCTGGTAGTGTCTGTAAGGTCTAACTGGACTACTTCTAGGCCTAGATCCATTCGCTCTAGCTGATAGTTAACACTTTGTAAACTAGCACGTATACCCGCTTCACAGGCTTCTAGTTCATCGTTAGAGATATTGTAAAAGCCTGCTCCCTCTAGGATCCCAGTGCAATAGTCCTGATTGCCATAGGGGTAATCTAGAATTAGGTTGCCGTTGATACAGTCAATAGCATAGCCCTGAGCGTCGAACTCTTCGAACAGTTCGTTGACATCGACTTCGCGTAGGGCCTTCATAGTATCTTTGTCCATGTTACTTCTCCATTACGCCTTTAACCACAGCATTAGTAGTGTCCACAGCATTGCCAAAATAGTATTTGGTCACAGCTGGGTACAGTACTGCCAAGGTTACTACTACTCCCAGTATGAACTTGCCCATTAGTCTAGTGCTCCAAAAAGTTTAGCTGCCAACACTGTGCAGAACACGCCAGCCATAGTACAGATAACAGCCACAGCAATGTTCAGCACAGCCAGGGTATTCAATGCCCCGAAGGCCACGTAGAAGTTAATAAAAGCGATGAGCAGTTGCAGTACGCCCATCATTTTGTAGAATTTAGTATCAGTCATTTCACGCTCCTTATGTTTCAGTATGTGTATATAATAACACCAAACAATCCAATTGTCAACCGCTTTTTAATCCCCAGAATCAATTTGATATCTATCATCGCAGTGGATGCAGGTGTACTCTGTCAAGCAGCGTCCTGCGTTCTGACCTTTGTAGATGTGTGTACAGGGTACGCCCAGTCTGTTCAGACCCACTAAGCCTGTAGCACGGCCGAACATATACTGTGAACCGCAGTTATGGCAGGGTAGTGTATCTGTTGCAGCATCGTAGCCAGCAATGACCCGTTTCCAGCTAGGGTCTAGGTTATAGGGTTTACGTGTTGATCCGTTACATTCCGGACAAGTATGTTTTTGCATTTGTTTCGCTCCTTACTGTTTACTATGTCTATAGTATAGCACCAGAGCGTGGACTTGTCAACCAAAAAAGAGAGCTGCTATCTGCCAGCCCAAGTAGACTAAAGTTAACATTCCTATAACAATTAGTAGGGCCAGGGCTATGGCATCTGTGGTTGTTATATTCATAACTAGTCCGTGTGTGGAGGCAAGTCGTAGTCTGCTGGGTCGCCGGGGAATCTAGGTGTGTTAGGTGTCATAGTTGTCTTATATAATCAATAATTTCGCGAGCTTGTCGCATATCACTGTACTCTACAGCAGCGTCAATCATATCCAGTTGCTGATTGTGCAACTCGTCCACGCAGGCATCAATGATCTGACGCTTGCGGTTCATGCTTACACGATAGTAAGGTCGCGGTGCGTAGTTCATATTTACTCCTTATTTTACAATAAAGCCTACCATCTCGAAGTACTCTGAGTGGCTGACGTAGAAGTCTGTGCGTGGGTCATAGTACTGGCCTTCCTTTGGATCGTAGTACAGAACCCTACCGTTGAAATTGTACGGACCTTCTAGCCCAGGGCGTGGACCATAGTTGTCACGCATATTGTCCACAGTGTTCAGTACCTTGTATCCCATATCACGCTCCTGTTGTTTCAGTATGTGTATATTATAGCACCAAGAGTCTGAGTTGTCAACCGAATTATATCAAAACACACTACCCTAGACAGCTACTTTGGGGCGGGCTGGCCGATACCGGGACACCGCTCGAAATGTGTTTTAGTATAATTGCTTAGGCCACGTCTTTCCACGGATCGCCCCTATGCTGGAGTTGTTGCCCTGTCCACATTTGTTTGAGCATATTCGCTAGCGGTTGTGTCCGCATATCTAGGGCCCAGCTCTGCATTGCTCTAACGGTGTCCTAGCTCACCGGGCCAATCTCGGTGCCACCCGCTACTTTCAGGAAAGTAGTAACCGGAACTTGTATGGTGGTTGGTCGCCACGCCAACTCTCTGCTTACCACAAGGATATTCGCATTACGGGTTGTTTCAGCGCACAGCCACTATACAGTGACCAAACCCCAACCTTGCTTCCTCACCATAATCTTAATACCAATTCTTCTTGTCACCAAACCGCTCATTGTGATCATAGCCTGCGTAGTATGCTTCAATCTCTGTCAAGCTCATACGCTCTTCAGTAATTGCTTCACCACGTCCAGTACCCTCGGGATACCAGTGTGCCTTAGCACCACGACCATAGTAGCTGTCTGCGCTACCACGATCAAATGGACTACCGTGCCATGTGGTGTAGGTCTTGCCCTGGAAGTACACTTCACTACGCTCATCTAATTTAAACATTTTTCGCTCCTGTTTTGTTAGTGTATGTGTACATTATAGCACACATACACTAGCTTGTCAACCAATTTTATTCTGCAATTACAATTTTATTTGTACGCAGGTGCTGCTCCGCGACTGTTAACTGTTTAGCAAGCTCCTCTAAAGCAAAGTGACCACTAACATAGTTGCACTTTTGTTGTACAGGAAACAACAATTTGCCCTTAGCGTTACGCTGTGTTACGTTAAAAGCAACGATCATTTTAAACAGTTTTAGCTTTTTGCAAAAGGACAATTTAGCGTAAGCAGTGTTGTTTTTAGCTTGTGCAAACATTTTAGCTCCTGTTTTGTTAACGTATGCAGCTATTATACACTAACTGTCCAAAATGTCAACCGTTTTTAGTAGTCTGCTACAAAGTTCCCAGCAGTGTCTCGCCACACATACAATTTTGTAAACTGTTCTCTGCCATCCTCGTAGTAGCTGGCCCTGTACGCAAACTCACCGCCGTTAGTAATGCCCACAAACTCGCAGGTTGCGAAATTAGCATCCTTGTAGCCTGTATGCCTTGTAATTTTGCTAAGGCCAGCAGCATCCATGTTTACTAGTTCGTTAACGTGTTGTTTCAATAACATTACTCTCTCCCTTCTACAATGTCCGCAAGCTCAGCGTCTACAGTTTCTACCACGCCATAAATCGCATTGCCCTGTGTAATGTAGCCCATGTCAAACAGCTCACTAGCCAGCTGCTCCAGCTCCCACAGTGTACGCTCTAGCCGCTCAATTTTAGCTTCGGTCATTGTGTGCTCCTGTTTTGTTAGTGTATGTGTACATTATAGCACACATACACTACATTGTCAACCAAAATTAATCCACGTAATAATCTACATTGTCTGTAAGTGTACGCAGCGCAATATCTAGCTCAGCTGCCCACCCAATGTTATCCTGTAAACTTTGTGCGTAACTTTCGCTGTCGCAGGTAGCTTGTTTCAGCAGGTCTTGTACTTCTGCTAATTTATTAAAAAGTTGCTGTTTAATAACTGTTTGCATTTTACGCTCCTTACAATTACTGTTTAAGTGTGTGTACTATAGCATAGCACACACACTTTGTCAACCAAAAAATTAATAGTACATATAATTGTCTGTGCAAAAATGTATAGTTTTGTAAAAGTACTCCCGTGGTGCAGTGTCCTGTCGCATAATTGTGTCGCACAATTTTACAGTGTCTTTGTCTTGCATAAATTGCACTAGTGCATTGTAATTGTGTACAATATCGTCGTAGTGCAATTCTGCTATGTAAGTGCTGTCTGCAATTTTGTCTGCATACGCTGTTTTAGTTAGTTTTACATATTTTGCAAGGTCTGCTTGCATAATTTGTACAATAGTTGCTACGTCTGCTTTAGTTGCTTTTTTAATACGCATTTTACGCTCCTGCTGTTTTGTTTAAGTGTTTGTATTATACAGGTTTGCGCAAAAAAGTCAACCAAAATTTTAGTGTGTAAGTAAGTGCTTACTAACCTAGATGAGTGGTGGGCCCCCGCGGAGTCGAACCGCGCACCAACGGATTATGAGTCCGCTGCTCTAACCAACATGAGCTAGAGGCCCTACTTGGCCTGACCAGAGGGAATCGAACCCCCAACCTACAGCTTAGAAGGCTGTTGCTCTATCCGATTGAGCTATGGTCAGATATTGGTACCCGGAGCCGGACTCGAACCGGCACGCCTTATGGGCGAGGGATTTTAAGTCCCTTGTGTCTACCATTCCACCACCCGGGCATTACATTTCTTCTACTACTTCTAATTCGCCGTCTTCTGTTTCTCTATATATTATAACATATTCTGCACCATCGTCAAGTGCTTGTTCTGCAATAATTCTAGCTTCGACGATACTGCTGGTGGTATCTACTAGTTCTTGATGTCCGAGAGAGTCTTCGGTCCAGACCTCATATAGTTCGAAAATCATTGTGCTAAGGATTTATTAAGTAAGTCGCAGATCCTCTGTGCTTCTTGTTCTGCTTCGTGTCTATTATCTCTAGGTATGATGGCCAACACGCGGCCCTTGGGTTCACTTTGAAAGTCACGTATTACCACTGAACCCTCAAAGTAGTCATTTGAAAAAGAAACTCCGTATCGCATAGTGATTTTATTTATACGATACGGAGGCCTCACACGCGATTAAAATGGTGCGTCTTCGTCGGCGGTCACTGCTGCCTTAGCCTTGGTAACCTTCTTAGCAGCGGGGCCTGATGCTTTGACAGCCGGACCCTTAGCTTTAGGTGCTTCGTCCTTGCGATCCAAGTAGTCCATGATCGCAGTCTTTGCACCAACATTATCAAACTCATCCAGAGTTGCGATGTACTTGATAGCATCCAGCTTCAACATAGCTTGTGGCAGCTCAACTAGTGTAATGTCAGTGTGTCCTGACTTGGTAAGATTCTTGGTACGCATCAAATCATTAGCGAAACGAACTTTGAATTCGCCTTTGTGTTTAGAAGTACCAGCTACAGTAAAAGTTTGGTTAGTCATTCAAAATCTCCATGTGTGTGTTAATAAAAATACAAAGTAATATTGCTACTACAATTCGAATTATACGCTAGTTCGAATACTTTGTCAAGCGGTTTTTGGTGCTGAGTCAACCATATATCTATCCGTTTTGATTTTAGGCTTTGATACTACAGGAAACTCCTCCGTAACATAATATTCTACTAACTTTCGTTGAATCATTGTTATTAAATCGTTACTGTCATCGTCCATTATGAAACGGACTGGGCAGCGTCCCCAAGTAGCATATTTGCAAAAGTCTGCATAATATCTACGATGGTTCTCATTGTGGGCATCAAACACTACCCACTGTCTGTGAAGTAGTTGTAGTTTGCTCATCCCTTTGCCCATAGTCTAATCACTGCTTCGATTCCTGAAAAGTCCCAATTAGGTTCCTTAGGACGTATCTTTGGTACTACTGGTTTAACTTTCTTCATTTTCCTCTTCCCATTGTTCCATACCTTCACTGATAGCGAAGGCTTCGTCTAAGTGCTCAGGTATGTTCTCACGCACCCACTCACTGTTGCCTTCGATCTGATAGCAATAGTCTTCGCCATCGATCCATTCGCCTACAAAACCCATGCCAGATTCGTAATATAATGCTTCTACTTCGAAGCCCATACTTACCATCTTCTCATAGGCTCTGATCGGTGGTGCCCACGCTGAATCAAAGTTCAACATTAGGCCGCCTTCAATGTCCTGTGCCGGCTGACCATCGGCACCTACATCCCATTTGGTACCCCACTCGTTTACGCAGAAGTCATACCAGTTGCCATATCCATAGTTCTTGATATTGTATGCAGTCTGAATCTCTAGTTGCTTCTGCTCTTCTGTATCACCCATGAACCCACTGACAGTCTCCTTGAGGTCTTTAGGGACAGGAATGAATTCATTTAGTAGGGTACCTTCGTTAAATGCCTCACGAGCACGAGCAACGAATGTAGGGTCTTTGTGCTTGAGCACAACACTATTTGAGCACCAGTTAGGCATATCAGTCTCCTTAGAATCCGTACATTTCAACAGCAGGGTCAATACTCTTCAGTTCTTTTGCAGCCTTAGTGAGGAAGTTGTAACGCTTCTGCACCTCTGCTCTAGGCAGTTCACCATCGCAGGTCAAGTTCTCTGGGCTCAGTGCCGCATCAATCTTGTCTGCAATACGCTGACGATCCGCCTTGTTCAGTAAGCTCAAGGGCTTGGAACCAAAGATGGCACCAAACTTGTTCTCACGCTCTACAAACTGTTCAATTGCAAATCTAGACATTGTCTGCTCCTGTTTTGTTAGTGTAGAGCTAGTATAACACCAGCCCTACACTTTGTCAACCAATTTATGCTGTTGTTTTTTCGCTACAGAATGTTACAAAATGGCTAACAGGACCATCAAAAATACTTTTGTCCATGTCGCTCAGTGTCAGGCCGAACATATTGCAGCCACGATCCTTAACACGTACCCACAGCTCGCCATTAGCACCACCCTGATACACGTGGTACTCATAGTCCTGTCCACACTCCTTGGAGTCAACGCTGTGGATGTAAAACCCGCCCACGCTGTTTTTGAAGTGTGCTACTAATTGAGCAGCCAAGCAGCCCATGCCATTGGCAGTACGACGTGTCTCACCCACAGCAATGCCATTAGTAATAGCAGCAAACTCACTGAGGAACTCTGCAAGCTCAGCACCATGGCCTGTGGGATAGCCATCATACTGTCTATACAAGTTGACAATAGGCTTATCGTTTTCGCTGTAAACAAACGTCAATGATCTTGTACCCATTTCGCTCTCCTTCTGTTGTTGTCTAAGTGTGTATATAATAGCACCTCTGTGCCCAAATGTCAACCTATTTCAGCAGGAAGTGATGAGCAGCACTAAGGCACATTCGGGTTATTACTAAAGCAGTAATTAGTGTTGCAATCATCATAACAATGCTGCCCATACCTATTGCTATTTTTAACATATTAGTCTCCTAGATAAGGTGTTGTTGTTCTGCTACGATCTAGCTCCCACTTGCGATACAGACGCTTGGTCAGCCATCTTGTGAAATCTTTAACAGCTCCGTACTGCTCCACGCATAGACGATGACGCAATCTAACCTCATGCTCGTCTGCTGGGCTCTCACCCAGTTGCTCAAATAACCATTGTTGTTTAGCTGTTAACATTAAGCACTCCAATAAGTTTCGCTACGTGGTGAGCAGTAGTAAGGCACGTCGTAACGTTCTTCAAACTCCTGCCCATTCAAGGCGTTCTTACGCACAACATAGGTCTCGTGTATCTCGTAGCGGTAGCCATCCCGTGCTAACCATGTGGTCTGCACAGTATGCTCCAGCATGGACCGATTGTCTGTCTTGTAGTCTTCCTTGTGTACCCTACGCTCGCCTGATTTGGTACGAGCATCCTTCTTGTAGATTTCAACGGTATACATTAGAACTCCTCCATTTCGTCATCTTCGCAGGCATCCAGGAGCTGCTGTCTACGGTCATCAAACTCTTCTGCCAACTTCATGAACTGTTCGCAATAACCAAACAGCTCACGCATGGCCCTTAGCTCGTCCTTGCTCATGTCCAGCATGTCATCCTGGTCAGCTTCTTGCATAAAAGTAATCAGCTGGTCCATGGCCATTTGGGTGTTTTGGAACATGCAGTAACTCATATTTGGATAGTTTGACATCTCAGCTCCTAGTTGTTTTTGACAGTTTCAATAGTATAGCACCGCCCTAGCCAAAAGTCAACCGAAAAAAAACCGTTGTATTTCTACAACGGTTGTTAAATTGTTAAACTGCGCCTACGCCCCAGATGTTGGCAGCACCATATTGTCCTTCTAGCAAGCTTTTGGCTGCTGATACATTATCTGCTTGGGTGTAGACCTTGATCATAGCACCAGTTCTAGGGTCTTTGTACCACGCTTCGTATTGTTGAATCATAAGTGTCTTAAAACTCCTGGTAAGTAGATTGCAAACAGCGTCACATTAATTATAATCAAACTGAGCTTGCGTATACGTATGCTCCAAAAGATATAAATTAATGCACCAAACTCCAAGAACATAATGTTCAAGGGGTATACATTGTAAGCAGTAAAACCTGCACCTATAAGGGTAACAATGCAGGCTCCCCACTCTAATACTCTATTAAGCGTAAACATCCTCAACCTTGCTCAACATGTTAGCAGGCACTTTCCACAGGCCGCCTGAAGTTTCCCGTACAGTGACATATTTGATAGCAATCTTAAGCACAGTGCCACGAACCACCCGACCCTGTTTAGTACTGTCAAAGGTCACTGCATCACCCACAGCCAGTTCAGCCTTACTACGCTCTGTTAAACGTTTACGAGCAAAGCGAATAGCATCAGTCATGCTCATGAGTTCCGCATTGGTCCAACCACCGTTGATGATAGCGGTATTAATAGTTTGAATATTCATTTCACGCTCCTTCATAGTCATAAGGTTCAATTGAATCAGCCTCTAGTACTGCATCCTGATACGTAGTGGCTCCTAGCTGGATTACCACACCATTGGAGTAGCAAGCCATGTAAGTATTATACACAGGATCGTACTCAATGTCAACCAAAAAATTATCCACGAACAGCCTCCAGTTCCATAGTCTCATTAATGCCCTGCAATCGACGCATCAAGGGCCATACTGCCCGCTTGGCTTCTTCTAGAGCCAAGTAGATTTGGTCCTCGGCTGTCCCGTCACTAAGGACTTCGCGGGCGTCTTCGTATAAGCATCCCCCGAGGTAGGCCGATCCCAACTCGTGCCCTTCAACCAAAGCCCGGACTCGGAGCATGAACCATTCGTATTTGCCCATGTCGATGTCACGGCAGATCTGTGGGATATCGTAACAGGAGTCGTCAAAACAGTCTTGGGGATGTATGTCTTCATAGGTCTTATCCACAATGATTTCAAAGCCCTCACGCTCGTAACGGGCCAGTTCGTCATAGTATCGCATGTCTGCTCCTGTTCTGTTAGTGTAGAGCTAGTATAACACCAACTCTACACCCTGTCAACCGAAATTAGCATTCCGGATCAAAGTCATACCACTCCTGTGCCTCATCAGGCTGTCCATCCCACTCCTCGTCTTCCTCTTCGTCCTCCTCGTCCTCATCCAAGAAGAACTCGTTGGCGTGAGCCATGTCTGCTACATCGTCCTCGCTCATGTACTTCAAGCAGGCCATGATAACAGTATCACGGTCCAACATGCCCTCTTCCACCAGCTCCAAAATACGATTAGTTGCTTCACGCATATCAGCTCCTAGTTAATTACACAGTTTCAATAGTATAGCACCACAGGGTGAACTTGTCAACCAAAATCCACCCTGTTGCGTAAAAACAACATCAATCCAGACGCGATCCTGCATAGGCTGTGAATCCATACTTCTTCAATACATCAGCCGCAGCCTGCGCACCCACTTCCTTGCAGTCCACGTTCTGTACGCTCAAACCACTGGGATTCCAGATCTGAAACGCCTTAGTATAGTCCTGACGCACACCAGCTGCCTTAAGCATCTTGCCCAACTTGGTGTTACCCTTAATCTTGACGCCATTGTGCTCCCAGATGTTAACCCAAGCAAAGCCACAGGCATACTGATCCACACCATTCAGACGCTGACGGAAGAAGTCATCCGCAGCCGCATAAGCCGCTTCCTTAGCTTCAAGGACGGCATGATTAACAAAGTTTTGAGTTAGCTCCATCTTTAGCTCCTTTTCGTTAGTGTTCGTGTATAATACAGTCTTCTGCCCAATTTGTCAACCGTTTTATTCGTAACGCCCGCCCCACATGTTCTCGTAATCAAACCATGCTACACGTTCGCCTGCGCGATAGTATATATAGACACCACCCACGTTATCACGCTCAGTATCGCGTAGTAGATTGCTCATAGTACGCTCAAACAAGTCAGTAAACAGTTCAGCGCATTCTGCTGGGCTCTTGCCCTCGTCGTATAGCATATCGTAGTCTACACTATAGTTGACTGTTATAATCTCTGCAAGCTCCATCTCAGCTCCTTAATTAACTAACTAAGCCACTATTATACACTATCTACATCAAATGTCAACCAAAAAAGAAAGTGTTGTATTTTTGCGAATCTGCACGATTTTGGTTGACTTTTTGGCTAGAGGTGCTATAATATACACACTAAGAGAGCGAACAAAACCAACAACTCCTAGGTCCAACGGTTCGAACAGCGTGTCTGGGGATGGACGTGGAGGGTGGGCAACGGTTCTGTGTATAGTAAGCACTAACTAACTTAATAAATTCACAACTGTGTAAGTAAGCGCACACTAACCTAGAATACAGTTGCAGAATCCGCAACGGTTGGGGCGCCATTATGATTCTACTAACAAAGTGTGAAATTGTGTACAGAATCACAACGATTCTGTAATCTAGATGTAGAAAAGCGGCAGAAAAGTGTCAAAAGGTGTGAAAAAGTGTAGAATTGTGTGACGAACCTTGGGGTTGTGGCTCATACTTTAGTCTACCATAGGGCGGCAACGGTGTGAAGAATTAGTTTGGTTAAGGTCACGACAGGCTATAGTATAATACTTTCTACCACAAAT